TTAATAATTCATGATCAACAGTTCCTTGACCTTCGTTTTTTGCGCTCCGGCTACATTATAGGTCGTGGAGACCGATTCGATATTGTATCCTTTATATAGCTTCCGAATTTCCGGGACATCGTTGATTGACATAATGAATTTACTTTTTGTCGTTTCAAGAATATCCCTTAAGGCCTGAAAGTCTTCTCTGCTGAATATTCCCTTGCCATAATAATCTTCACAACCATAGTAGGGCGGATCGATATAGAAGAACGTGTGCGGCTTGTCATAACGCTCAATGATTTTCGCATAGGGCTTGTTTTCGATATAAACCCGATTCAGTCTCATATGCACTTCCGATAGATCTTCCCCGATGCGCAGTAAATTAAAATGTGCGCGCCGCATGGTAGAGATGGATATCGTCGGATTTTTGATCCGACTGGCATACCCCATACGCAGCAAACAATAGAAGCGAACCGCCCGCTGGATATCCGTCAGAGTTTCCGGATCCTCTTTCTTGAATCTTTCGAATTCATCGCGTGCGACGAGAATCCAGCGCAAATATCTGACGAACTCATCCAGGTGATGCTTCACGACTCTATACAGGGTGACCAGATCGGTATTGATGTCGTTTATAATCTCGACTTCCGATGGTTCTTTTTTAAAGAGCATCCAGGCAGCACCCGCGAATACTTCGCAGTAGCAGGTGTGGGCTGGAATCTTCGGTATGATTTTATTTACCAGAAGCGATTTACCACCAAGATACGACAAAAAGCTTTTCATTATTCCTCCGTAATTGCTTTTTGGGGCTCCCGCTGCTATAAAGCGCCGTCACGTTATGGGGCGGATGGTAGCGGGTTTACCCGTCTGGCGGTGTTATCGCCTGGTTCTGGGAGCGCCAACTCCCAGGATTGCCGTCCGCCTTCTTTAAGCGGATATTTTGTCGCTAAATCTATTCATCCAGCGGAAATGCCGGGAGCGCTGCTATCAGCTCTGCCTCTGAGTTGATTGTATTGGTGCCAGCCTCATAGGCTTGTAACAACGCTAGACCACATGCCCATACGTCATCACGCCACTGCTTGAATGCAGTGCCTTCAGAATGCCATTTATCCACGCTGCTTTGCGCATAGCTTGATGCTGATAAAATGTGATCATATCCATAGGCCTGTGCTTTAGAATCCATGTGGAGCTGAATTATGTCGATCAGGCGCTTTTTTTGAGCTGCCTTATCCAATACCCATGCGTTTCCGGTCCATCGATGATCAGGGCTGGGGCAGACATCGCTCAATGAGGGCTTTCCTTCTTGATCCATGCATATAATGCGTCCTGTAGCTTGGCCTTCCAGCAGATAGCGGTATTTTTCATTCGTTAATGGCACTTTATCATCGGGCATATTGCCGTGTATTGCGTCGTCGTAAAATCCTTTAGATGATGGGGAATAATATAACATTTATTGTCTCCTTATTTTTAGTATTAGTAGCCGATTGCAAAAACAGACCATCCCGTGTTTGTCGCGATGGCGTTGGCACAGTATAACCCAATCTGTGACAGCGTTGTAAGATTAGGTCTCCACTGCACAGGTGCATCGTTATTATTCAGATTTTCATTGTTGCATGCGCCTATGTACATGATACAATTCGGGAACACGATGGGATACGATGCTTGTAATGTTTGTGCTCCGCTGGCCATGAACGTGCCGGACATCCATTGATGTATGATAAAGCCTGTAGGGCTATTGGGATCAGGTATGCGCTTGAAGCCGCCTGATGTGGTATAGGCCTGCGTGTTCAGCGATGACGGAAATAAGGCGGTGACATCGGACACATTGATGCTATTGCAGCTTGTGACCTGATAATACGTACCGTCAAATCGCATCGTAACGATCGCCCCGGATGGTATGTCGCCTGCCTTCAGAGCCGATCCATCGGGACGCTTAAGTGATATCGCAACCATTCCATCGATATTGATTGTTGCTGCACCGCCGTTAGCTACGTGGGCCTTCCAACTGATTGGCATGCCAGGTATGTGGGCAGTCAGAGGCTTCGGGAGACTCAGCACATATGCGGTATTGGTTCCGGTCGATATCGCATAATCCAGAGCGCCGTGGCCGTCTACATCCAGACCATCATGACGCTGATTATTAACCTCATTGAACCAGTCTGCGCCGGGTATAGTGCCTACTGTGTTGGTGGCTGGATTTCCACTGTTGAATGTACGTTTCGACATTTGTCTATCCTCCTAACTATAGTTAAATATTACATATGTGTGTGCCGGTTTTAATTTTCTGATCATATTTTCTATATCTGATTGTGTTGGCCACCATGACAGTGGTTCATCCACCGGAGAATCGACTGTGAATGAATAGATCGGCGCAGATGGCATATTAACCACCCAGACGCTGAGGATTATTTGATCGTACAGAGTCGCATCACACGGACTGTCAACCGTATAAGGCTGTAATTCTGTTATGGTGATTGTCCAGCCCATTGCCGCTGCAAGGCCGATATAATAGGCTTTGCTTTGGCCGCCTCTTGCGCGGCGGGCGACGACGACCGCATCGCGGCGGGCGGATAATACAGTATCGCTGGCGGGCGAAATGCCATAGACGCGTTCCCAGGAGGAAATGCATCGTGCTGCCGTGTCCGGATACATTTCTCGCAATAACTCCAGTGCGGATGCTTCCACTTTATCCAGATGTGTCCCCTCAATAGCGATATCAGCATTATAATTGCCGTCTAATTCAATCGGAAATAAGAGGCGTAATACATCTGCGTGATTCATAATGCACCTCATAATATATTGACAGCACCAGGCCGCATCATGGTGTACGAGTTCACCGTGACATCCGCTGTCGGGATACAGATCACGGCGTTGGTTGCGCCTGCCTCTATGACAATGGATATGAGGCGGCTTATGTACAGGGTATCTCCAGGGTTGAGGCTGCCGATATAAGCGCTGATTTGTGCGCTCAGAGCGCTTTTATTGATCCCCGTGCCTGCAACGGATATCGTCACTGCCTGTGTAAGCACAACGGGCGGTAATACACGTAATAGCGATGCACCCACGGGCCGCACTGTCTCGATATAGTCGCGCACCTGCCTGATCAACGATTTAATGGTATATGACTGCCCGATGCCGGATAATATATCAGCATCCAGGGATAACTGATTAGCGGAATCAACCGCAGTGACCGTCGCCTGTGTGCCCAGATCATTATTGATGACGATATCGCCCTTACGCACGGGCAGACTGCCTGTATAGTTAGCGGCACTGTCGATCAGCTTGGATTCGGTTAATGACGTGGCGGTGCCTGATATAGCGTGTGATGACGGTATTTCGGAGCCGGTATAATCCTGACTAGCGATTACGATGACATCCACACTGCATAATCCCTGCCCCAGAGGAATGCAGAATGCCTGATCGACGCCATTGATCGTTTCTGCCCATCGTTCATAGTCGAGCTTATTACCGCCTGCAGGCGGATTGCGCATATATTCCAGGACGCGCGTAAGCAGATCGGAATCGGTCTCGGCTGTTTTGCGGGTGATTTCATACAGCCAGGCATGATGTTCGAGCTGTGCTGTGTCTGCCGTATCCGGGAAGATCTGGCGGGCAATCCAGTCCTGATACTTATACAAGCCCCAGAGCGCTGACGCCAGGCAGGCGCTTTTGATGTATATTAATGAGCCTTCGGACAGGTCGGTGTCCGGGTACTGGTTGCGGTAGTCGGTTAATATTGCCGCAAGAAGCGCTTCAAAGTCTTTCAGAAAGTCCATTTAAATCAAATCCCCCTCGATCCCCCTTTAAAAAGGGGGAAGGTTTAGATCACCTTGATAAATGTTGAATAGGGCACGCGCTCACCGTTTTTCTGTGTGACCTCGACCAACAGTTTCAGCCGATTAATATTTTGCGTTTTGTCGCGTTCGGCATAGACGTCGACGGCGGTTGCTTTCCCGGTGTCGATCAGCCACTGCAGGGCTTCTTTGGCATAGCCTACCGCAAGCTGGGCGGTTCGGTCGGTGTTTTTTTCCCGCTCGAGTAAATGCAGTCGGCTACCGAATGCCGGGTCGGCGAAGAACGAACCGCGCCGGATCATCAGGGACAGGTATATGTTGTTCATGATGGTTGTAGCTTTTTCGAAGGTCATCTGACCTGTGCCGGTTTGGTTGTCTATGTTGATTGCGAAATCCATTTAAAATCCCCCTCATTCCCCCTTTAGAAAAGGGGGATAATACTACATCGCCTTTGTTATGCTGGTGCAATGACTGGCCATACTCAATTGCGGCGACGGGACGCCGCCCGGCGGGTGCGTGTGGTTATTATAGGCTGCCAACATGCGTTCGTCGACCACTGAGCGCGTTGCGCCTGCGCCCAGCAATACAGACGGGCTATTGATAATGCATGATCCGGAGGCATTGATCGTCACTGCCGGACTGGTTACACCGCAACTTGCCGAAGCATTGATGGTGACCTGCGGGCTGTCGATTTCGCAGCTTGTTGATGCCGTGACTTTGGCCACTTTGGTGGTCACATCGACTTCGTTTTCCACGGTGGCTGTAAGCTTGTTGCCGCAAACGATTTCGATGGTTTTATTACGCTTAAAATGGACCTTGTCACCTTCATCTGTATAGAGGGCGACCTCGCCATTTTCCACCTGCAGGCGATAACGGCGGTCGTCGGAGGCGATGCCGAAATAATTATTTCCACTGCTTATAAATATAAGCTCACCGCCTGGTAAAGGCCTGGATGTAAATCCATAATGCTGAAAATATTCACCATCATCAAATGGTTCATCTATCCTCCCGAATGATGAAAATATTTTAATAAATCCTTCCTGGATGGTGTTGATAATACCTCTAAATATTCCAGTCATGCAATTTCTCCAGGTTCTCCAATTCTTATTCTGGTTGTAGGTCCGCTCTGCTTGTTAAGCTCAAATATTCTTCCATAAATCAGGTATTCACCGTCGATGTTCTGCACCTCATCTTTTACCCGGCAGAATTTGTTGATTTTCCAATTTTTATTATTCTGATTATGCCTGCCAACCATGTAAGACATTTTTTTTGCATCTCGATGCTGTTTTTCTGCTATTAATCGAGCCCTTTCTTCCTGTGACACGTTGTCGTTGTTATCAATTGACACGAACGGTTTATAAAACGGAAAGTCGTTTATGGTTCTTTCTGTCCTCTTGTTTATGGATGCCAATGCTACTGTTTCCGCACCCTGTTGTTGACCAATGATAATAATTTTCGAATATTGATGGGAGATGTCATGGGTATAATCCGACTCGATGACGTTATTGCCCCTGCCGTTTTTAAGCATTGTCACAGAATATTCCGGCGCGCCTGTCGCCATCGGACGTCCGAAAACAAGGATACCGTCCGGATTGCAATAAAATAACATTCCACGACTTAATGCATAATTTTTCAATACTTCGAATATTGTCATACCCCATTCGATCTGGCCTTTTTTATGAGTGATATCCAGACCAGACAAGAAACCGGTCTGACTGGTCTTACTCTTGAGTTTTCCGACCACATTTTCCTGATACCTGATATCATCTACTTTGATAAACGGGACTTTGGCGAGAAGCTTTTCCGCCAGTGTCTGTAGTTTCATGTTTTTTATTGTCATGGGCGTATCGCAATACGAATCCAGCAGGAGGCCCATGAAGTCTCTGCCTTCTACGGACAGGGTGACGCCGTTTTTTGTCACTTTGCGGTTGATTTTATCGATGACGCCGGTGAGTTCTTTTTGCCCGTTGATGAGAATCTCGCAGAGTTTGCCGGGTTTCACGTCCGTTTCCGGGTTCGATAGCTCCAGGTGAAAGGCATCCGCCGGCGTATACAGATCCGCATCGATGCGGTAGCTCGTAAAATGGGTGATGACCTGGCCGTCAACTTTTAATTCAACTTTGTCGGACATAGATTTTAATCTCTCCGGATGCGTAATTGGGGTTTGAAATGCGATTGATTCTGACCAGACGCTTTGCGTCGCTGATCGGGAGGCCGTATTTCAGGCACACCAGGTGCAACGGCATGGGGTTGTCGAGTGTAACGGTGGTCATGGCCTCGCGCTCCAGGCGGACGGTATTGACATAAACCAGCAGGGATTCGGCCATTTTTTTGAGGCTGTCCATGTCGCGGGATATGTTTATGGCCGCCTCCAGGCGGGTTCTCACAACGGCCAGCGTAGCTTCCAGTTCATCAATATTCATAGGCTGGACGTCCGTATCGCCGCTTGTATCGTTTGCAGCTTCGTTATCCGCCGAATAAATATCGGCCGCCTCCAGCGCGAGCCGCTGAGCGCCGGTGATGAGCAGATGGTCCAGCATCACGTCGCCTGCGGCAGTTGCGACCGCCGATGTGGCGCTTTTATTCATATCGGCAAATGATTGCGTCAGGCCGTCCAGTTCGGCATTAAGTTTGTTGATGTAGAGGGCGGGCGCGTTCTTGAGCGAATCGCAGGTGCGGGCGACTTTTTCCAGGATTCCGGAGAGCCCGCCTACGACGCGGCCGGATATGGTGGAGCCGTAAGTGATGGTCGCCTGCAGGGAGTTTAACGGGCTTTCTATCTGAGCCACGATGGATTCGCCTGTGGCGATATATTTTTCAACCTGAGCCACGATGGTGCGCGTTTTTGCCGCATAATTCTGGGCCTGCTCAAGCATGGTTTTGCCTTTATCGAGCGTCTGGGATACTGCAGCCGGATCGATGCCGATGGATTTTAAGGCCGCAGCAAAGGCGCTTTGCTGCTGGTCTTGCGCTGACTGGTAGGCATCTGCCAGGGCGGATGCGACATTCGCCGGCGGCTGCACGTCGACGGCACGATAGCCGTCTTCGATGAAGGTCAGGTCGATGATAGCTTTGCGGATGTCGTCGTTATGCTGCACGACGATGGTTTCGATTTTGCCTTTAATCATCCCGTATTTGGGATGGACGAAATCATGATTATTTCTGGATTCGAGGTTTTTTAATAGTAAAGAATGGGTATCATAGCTCTGGTTGGCCTCGTTATCGTAAAAATAACAGCGGAAGCGAATACCGTGGGACTTGATGCCCATGTCTTCGGTATCCACGCCGTCTGCATAGGGATAATCATATTTAGCGATGGATTTTTCCCAGGTGTCATCGATGGTTTCCATTTCGATGATGATGTTGTCCAGGAGTCCTTCGTCGGTCTGGAGCATAGATTTGTCGAAGTTAAGTGCCGGCATTAGAATGTTCCCCTATACATGGTCAGGGCTAAACTGGTATTGGGATCATCGGACTGGGATATAATGCGCCCGAATGCATCAACTTTCAGATCTATTTTGATTTCATTTTTAATTTCTTTCATCGAACCGTGGACATAATCATAAAGTAATTCGCCCAGAGCCCCTTCGCCTTTGTATGCGCCGTTCGTCATCATGCTGGTGAAGTTATTGACACCGTCATTCATCAGAGATCCGATACCCCATCCTACTGCAAAAGAGCCGGATGCGCCTGCAGCCCATTTTGCCGCCGTGGCCAGTTTACCTGCCGGGCCGGGTAACGTTCCTGGTCCCAGAATTCCAGCAGGCCAGTTCGTAATATATACGGGCGTGACACCCGTTGCGGCTTCGATGGCTTTTCCACTGGCGATGCCCACGCCGGTCTTTCCCAGACCTTTGAATATTTCATGGGCTTTGGAAGCGCCCAGGGCGGCCAGCACAGCCATCGATAATCCTGCGGCAGTGTAACCGGCGGCTTTGGTAAGATGCGGCGAATCTGCCAGGAATTTGACCGGTTTTTTGGCCAGGTCGTAAATGAAACTGAAATCGGTTTTGATGCTGCTGAGCGTGCTTTTAATCTTGCTTAACTGCTTTTCCCAGGTCTGTTCGGCGGCGGCGGACCGTTGTGCGGCAATGACGGAGGCATTGGCCATGTCATCCATGCCTTTTTTGAAGTTTTCCGTCTGAGAAAAGATAAAATTCAGTTTCTGACGCGCGCCGTCGCCAAATAAACGATTGAGTCGCTCATCGATGACAGTGGCGGGGGTGCTTTTTTCCCACCGCTTAATATAGGCCTCCAGATCCTTGAGGACTGCGAGTTGATCGCGCCACTCGACCGTGCCGTCCTTTTTGACGTTACGAACCTTGATGCCGCTTTTTTCAAGGATCTGGGCTTTGTTTTCGATGCCGCCCAGTACTTCGTTGAGTTGCACGACGCTGCGGCCGCTGGTAATGCCGCCTTTTTTCATCCCCAGCAGCATGCCCAGGGTTTGCGTGTAATCTTTGGCCGTACCGCCGCGCAGCGCCAGGCGCTGCAAGACGATATCCAGAGATTCCACGTCCAGTTTGGACGCAATTAATGCATCGGATATTCCACCGACGTCTTTTGCCGACAGCCTGTTTAGCTTCATGATCTGGACAATGCGGTCCTGAACTGCATCGTAAGGCGCTTTCATGGCATTGGCGGCTTTTTCCGATGCTTTCATGATCGTTTCTATTTCGTCCGGGTTAAAGGCAAACGACAATTTGTAGGCGGACTGGAATGCCTCGCCCTGATCCAGACCGGTTTCGCCTGCGATGCCTGCGATTTTCTTTTTGAAGGCGTCCATCTGGTCGCCTGTGGCCTTGAGGTTGACCTGTGTGCGCAAGAGCGCATCGTCAATGGGCTTCCAGTCTTCCAGGGAAAAGAGTTTTTTCAACACGAGGCCGGAGGACAAGGCGGCGGAAGCCTGGCCGAAGACGCCGATTTTTTTGGTCAGGTATTCGACATCCTGGGCTGTTTTGCCGACAAATCCGCGAAATCCTTTAAGCGCATTTTCTCCCGCCTGTACTCCGCTCTGGAAGCGCTCCGATTTGGCAATCAGTTCCAGGAATAATTTCATGTCCGGCATTTGCTTTCCCTACTTGGGTGTGTTTAACTCTTTATATAATATCAAATACTGTGTTGCTTCGCTTTCAGGCATGGCCATGATGGTGGCGTAATCAAACCCCATCTTAAGAAGCATCAGCACTTTTTTCCGATTCGCCTTTACCTTCGCTGCAAAAGGTCTCCCGTTTGACGGCCATCCTCACTTCCGCAGCGGATATCGCTCTGTAATCGTCGTTGAGCATGGTCATCAGCAACTCCGGCGTGATTTTATCCGCAGGGATGTCGCCCAGACGGACGATCTGCCGGCAGGTGATGCACAACGCGCAATATTGCGGGTTTTTTGTCGCCCTTGCGGCGCGGGCGGTGTCATCGAATACGGCGATGGTATCGCTGACGAGTTGCTCGCGGATTTCGAAGTCCTTGTGGGTTTTCCCGTTATATTCGACGCCGACGGGCAATGTTCCTGTTTCTGTAAGCATTTTATCTCCTTTGTTTCCTGGATTCCGGCCATCACCGGAATGACAACGTAATGATTTTAATTTATTTCAGCGTGGATGCTGAAAATTCGACGACTTTGACCACACCTTCCACTTCGCCGTCGAATTCGGCTGCGCCGATTTTGGTGACGTAAACCCCCATGTATTTCTTGCGCACGCCGTTCTTATAATCGATGGTCAGGGTGCCGTCATTGACAGCAGTAAAATCAAATTCGGCTTTGTCGAAGGGAATGACATATTTCACCTGACAGGTGGGCCGTTCTCTCTTTTTGTAATGTCCGGTCCCGCCCATCAGTTTGACGGTGCCGTTTAGATCGCGCTCGCCTTCCGTCGCCGATTTGATTTCGGGGACGACCTGTCCGTTGATTTCGACGATGACATCGCTGACAAATTCCATATTTCCTCCTTGTTTTCACCCTCCCCCTGCCCCTCCCATCAAGGGAGGGGTGGCAAGGGATAGTTAGAGTATCAGATCAATCCGGCCGGCGAATACGTGCAGGCCGTTTACGATATTCACGGGGATTTTCGCATTGAGCCGGTTGGAGTCCTGTTCGTCGCGTTCGACGATGATACCCGGTTCATTTTCGGCCACATTTTCGACAATCTCTAATTCCTCAAGCTGATAGAGTCGGAATAATATCCGGTCACGAACGCGGGGCGGTGTCTTACTGGAAAGCAAATCACGGGGAAAACATAACGCGATATCCGTCCTGATTACCTTGCGCACGTAATCGAGCACACATATTGATTGGATGTCGAGCAGGGCCCTGTCAGTAATGTTTTGCGGATCTTTGGTATAAGTGGTTACCGCACGCACGATCTGCACCACCTCTCCGGGGCCGACCTCCAATGGTGCGACGCCGTTGGCAAGACACGCCTCCTGCTCCGTACGGGAGAGGCGCTGGTTGATCGGCGGCGCACCTATTCCTATAAGCGGAAGATAATTAAGCGGGCGCGCCGGATGCTCTTCCGACGCTTTAACTGCGGCATAGGCCGCTGCAACTTCAAAAGCCGGCGATCGCGTACCCCGTAAAAACCCATTGACGATGCGGCCGCTGTTAACGTTGCTCGATAGAGTCGTACACGATGCCAGAAGTCCATCGTATCCGAAATAGCCGGTTGCCGGGCGTTGTTCCATCGCTCCGCTGATTGCATCGAGGTGTGTTTTAAGGGCGGCAAGAGAGGTTGCATCGTTGAACGGTGCAGCAATAATTGTGTAATCTTTGGCAAATACGCTGGCCAGTGCTGTAGAAATGTCCGGATCGACGGTTCCGGCCGTGGTTGCAGTTAATGTGGCCGTCACGCCTGTGGCCGTGATGGCGGTCTCGAAGTCCACCTGGTTTGTAACGGTGCCCTTATTTTTCGCGGTAAACGTCAGTGTAGCGGTCGCTATGGTTACAGTAAAGGGTAATGACGGATCAGCATCCAGCGCGGCTTTCACATTGGCAGCGATGGTTGCTGCGGTATCGGCCGAGGCGATGCCAATCTGGTATCGGACATTGCCGACGTACAACGTAAATGTGCCTGAGCCGGTGGCCGGACCGTTAATGGCCAGCGTCTGAACCCGAGCAACGGGGCTTGACGCCGAGTCGTCCAGCGCGCATACACTGATTTGCAGATAAGGATTGGCCCGGATGGCGGCGCGAACCATCAGGTGCGCATGCGATCCATATCCGAAATATGCTGCGGCGTCGGAATCGGAAAAGACCTGCATGGGCGTTAGCGCCGGTATGCTGCCGCCGGATGTCCGCTGCGCGACAATCAGGACGCTCTGCTCGTTGGCGGGAAGCGTGTGCACAGCGCCGCGTGTATTGTATTCGAAGTATTTTCCGGGCTTCAGAACACCTGACTGTATGGTGTCAAATAATACGTTTTTTGATGCCATTATTTCTTACCTCCTTTTTCCGATACTGGTTGAGCCTCATCCACTTTGACCAGGGAACCTTCCATAACCAGGCGGATGTAATAGGTGGTATCCGGCACTTCTTGAGGCGTCTGGTCGTCGATGTAATCCCTGGGATTGCTTTCTTTCGGGCATTGGGTGCCCGGTGCTGACAATACTTTCATGATTTCCTCCTTGTTTAGATTGCCACACCGCGCGAGGCGCGGTTCGCAATGACATTTAAGGGCGTAAGTTTATTTCATCGCTGGCGTCGGCTACGTTGTCGCCAGGCTTCAGGTAGTAGTTCAGGCCGATCCGGAGCAATTCCGTGGCGGCCTCTTCGTCCAGTTTGGTAATGCGGAATTTTGTGGAAAATTCCAGAGTATAGACAATCAGGCCCTTTTCCTTGAAATCCTGGGTTGTCGTGTTCCGGAAGCGCGTCGGGGCGATGGGATCGATGGTTAATCCCAGTTTCTGCAAAAGCAGGCACTGATAGATACCTTCCAGGATGGGCGCGATGCCTTTGCGGCGCATTTCTTCGCTTTGCAGATTGGAAAAGACGATGTCTACGTATCCTTTGACCGCGCAACTAAATGTGTCGGAGGTGACGCGCGTGAAATCACCCTCTTCGACGGAGACATAGACTGCCTGGCGCGGGATGCCTTCGACGCCGCGCTGGACGTCGATTTTTCCGGCGGCTTCGGCCAGTTTGTCGCAGATTCTGTTTTTGACGGCTTCTTCGATTTCGCTTAGCATCAAATCCCCCTCAATCCCCCTTTAGAACCACCTGAAGGTGGCGCGAAGGGGGAGGTTAAAATCCCTGCATCGTGTTGCGGGTGAAAATTCTATCTTGTTCTGTTACGCTGATCTGATCCTGGTCATCACCAGGCAATACGGTGCCTGCCGACCCCAGGGTGATTTCTCCCTTTTGGATTTGCTCCAGCGCCTTCAGGGCAGCCTTGTAGCGCTCAGAGACGCCTTCTGGCGGCGTAACCCTTACCTTGCGGGCATACAGCCGATATACGGCGATGTCGCAAGCAAGAGTTGCGATGATGCCGGGTACCGGAGCCAGCGGCAGGGTGTATCGGCCGCGCAGATAGCCGTCGATGAGTTCGCCGGCATCGCTGATGGCGCGGTTGACGTTGGCCGCGATGATGGTCTGGGCCGGCACCATGTCGTCGGTCAGCTCGATCATGTCCTGTTCGGGAATGACGGTTTTCAGGTCGTTAATTGTGCAGTACATAGACTTCCTCTCAGGTTATATTCGTTAAATTCCGCACGGCGTATGTATATTCATCCGTTGCCCGCTTGTTGTCCGAACCGAATGTAAAACTGACCGTGACCCGCTTTTTTTCGACTTCCTGGTCAGGATCGATGATGGCGTTTTGTTCATCCGAAATAACCAGGTCATATGTGGCCGCAGATGGTGCGATATTTGTCCAACCCGCTATCTGCTGACCGGTAGAGACATCATCGAGCCGGTATTGAGCACTGGCCGGGATGACCGGTCGATCCAGTTCATCGCTAAATTTCAATTCCAGGACCAGCGATGTCTTTTCGTTGATTATTTTCATCCTATTTTCACCGTTCCATTTTTGGCTGTAAAGAGCACGCCGCCCTGTCGCGGTACGAACGACAGACGAACCTTGTTGTACAGGGATACCGGCGTCCATAAGGGAATGACGACGTTGAGCAATGAGCGCGGCGGCATAGGATCAGGCGGCATCCACGATTGAATAAGCGTCTGATATACGGATGTCCGGGATAATTGCGTAAAAGGCGGCAGATTAATGATCGTAAGCTGCGGCAATTTAACCAGGGACGGAATCCGTAAATCTGTCGCATCCCATGCCCGGATAAGGTTCATTAATTGTCCGCGATTGTTCAGCGGCGGATTGCTGACAATCATCGGATAGAGCGGAGATACAATTGATCGCTTGCCCTGCATTGGCCAGGGCGCGGGATCATCCCATGACCTAATGGATAGATATAGATCCGGATCGTTCGCACCGCACATTACCGGAGGATTGTCTCCTCGTATGACCGATATTGCCGGAGCCAGGTTGATAGATGACCTGGGCGGCATGGGATCAGGCGGTATCCATGATTGAACGAGTGTCTGAAATGCCGATGTCCGGGATAATTGCGTAAAAGGCGGCAAATTGATGATTGTAGCCTGAGGAAATTGAGAAGGCGATGGAATACGAAATTCCGCCTGATCCCATGCCCGGATAAGGTTTATTAATTGTCCGCGATTGTTCAGCGGCGGGTTGCTGATGATGATCGGATAGAGCGGAGATACAATTGATCGCTTGCCCTGTATTGGCCAGGGCGCGGGATCATCCCATGATCTAATGGATAGATACAGATCCGGATCGTTCGCACCGCACATTACCGGAGGATTATCAACTGATTTAGGATAGAGCGCGGGAATGGCGCTGGGCGGTGTCTGCCTCGGTTGCGGATCTGGCGCGTCATGCATACGGAGGATATTCCACATGACATCCGGATCATTTGCGCCACACATAACGGGCGGAGCATCACCCCGGACAGCCAGGAGCGCCGGCGGTAAATTTTGCAGCGGCACCGGCGGGATTGTCGGTGCCGGAGGAGGTTGATAGTAAATTCCCACGGTTCAGAATTCCTTAAATAGTATTAGCCAATCTCGGCGTACGTGACGCCAAAATTCCATCCAGTCAATGTTGCAGGCGCGGCCGGGAACTGCATCGTGAATGCCACCGAATCTGCCGCGCGGATGATGATCGTTTCACGTGGTGTCGGCACCCAGAGCCATCCGTTCAAGACGTTGAACGAATCGTTGATAATATCCGTCAACGTTCCCGCGCCTTCAGCAGATGCATTGATACCGGCCACACCAGCGGCAATCGTGGTGCCACCCGTAATACCGGACGCGGGATCGCCTGTTTTGGTTTTCTGCGGCGTCGCAGCGGTGACGGTCTGGAAGACGGATGCCTTCAACCCCAGTAAAATTCGCTGTTGTGCGGATGTCGCGTTTGCTGCCTGGGAAACCCAGCAACGCAGAATTTCAATGACGGTTCCGGCAACGGGCATGACCGCCACCAAACTGACAGCCTGATTGGCGACTGTGATGTTTTGTCCCTTGATTGTGTATTCTCTCATCTAAAATATCCTCCTTCCGGATTGAATTATATGGTTGCGATTATTGGTTTCGGGAGAATTTCGATATCTCCCCTGATGCCTTGCGAACTGATATGGAACACAGGATTCAGCATGCATTGATACTTGTTGAGCGATGTCTGTATTTCCTGCATACATGCTGTTTTTCTTTGTTCTTCGTTGATCTGCTGCGGTGTTAATATTTCTGCCATAGAATCTCCTTTACTGGGCTAATATCGGGCCTAATTGCGGCCAGGGTGTGAAGGGGGGCAATGACTGAGCGTTGGATGACGCTGCCTCATACGCAGCAATGCACCAAAATAACTGTGTTGATGTATTGATTCCCCAGGTTAAAGAATTCGCACCCGCAGCGCTTACGATGCTATACTCAGCAGCGCTGACCATGTAGTTACCGTTTTGCTGTTTCCCGATTTCATTATTATTGGATGTAATGGTCAGACCGCCACCGGGCTCCTGCATTGCCCCTACCAACAATGTGTTTGGCGTAGTGGTCGTGATTGATGCAGTGATTGATGTTCCTGTTGTGCTTCCGGAATTTGTATTATCAACAAGCGAAGAAGTATCTAATCCGGAAACCTCAAGTAATCCTATACTATGATAATTACCAGTGCCACCGCAGGTGACGGTGCATATGCCGGAATCTTTAGCCACGCATGACCAAATGCCAGAGAATGAACCATTATTGCCACCGTAAACATTGCGTGTCCATGCATTGCCACGGGAATCGGATATTGCATTTAAATCGATTCCCGATCCATAGGTATAACCGACCGCAATCAAGACATTCCCTGCTGTCACATTAGATGTAAAAGCGAGTGATTGGCTGCCTGTAGTAGTGGCCGCGAGCCAGTTTTGCTGAGTAATAGAAATCGTCATTTGACCGGCTCCATGAGATACCCGACGTTTAATAACGCACTAAAACTGAGCGAAATTTTTATATATTTACCATTGATCAGATTAGCATCGATGATGAACCCGTGATCATTCGTTTTCCCTTCTACGACCTCTCCAGAGTCTGCCGATCCGCACAGATAGCGCCACTCGGCACCATCATCAGATACATACGCATCCGTATGCAGAGGATTATTTATCAGCTCATTATTAGCCACGATCGCGCCGAAACGATACAATCCCGCCAGCTCTTGCGGTTCGATGATAATCGTTTTTGGGGACGCATATGTTGCTGGTGCTAATATCTCTGCCATTGTTAATACCTCTTCGGCTGCTCATCAGATGCCGGGTGCCGAGTCCGGCATGATCCCGCCACAATCGGCGGGATTTCGCTTTATTTGGCGTTGGCCAGCAGGTCGATCAGCGCGGCCTTTGTAACCTTTGCCGGGATTTCGATTCCCTTTGCGGTTAATGCTGCGATCAGTTCCTTGTTGGTCATATCCGCATATTTTTCTTCATCCGCGGGCAGTTCCTCAACGGACAGCAATTCGGCCTGTTCTTCGGTGGCGGTGAGGATATCGCCCGGCCCGTATGCTTTTCCATCGTGCTGGATAAACGCACCGTCTTTGACTTTATATTTGGGCATGGAAACCTCTCTTTCTGTTTGATTCATTAAATGCGTTTCCGCCAGGCACTCCCGCCTACAAGGGCGGGAGACGACCAGGAGGAGATTAAGATCACGGCACGGCGTTCTGGATCATGTAGCCGAGATCGGATGCGACAACCTTCTCGCAGCTATTCCAGGCGACCTTGAAATATTTAGCGCCCTTGACACCGCGCTTCGGATCGAAATCCGTCTGGGTCTGGCGCAGCATTTCGGCAAAGGTTTTCCCAAAGGTGATTGTTTTGATTCCCAGACTGCCGGGTTTGACATACATGGCGGATACGTGCTTGCCCCATATTCTCGCATACGTCGGTGTTTGGCCTTCTTTTGAGCTGATATAACGGCCTCTGCCGATGAGCCAGTTTTCGACTTCAAACAGGCCCTTGCACTCTTCAACCGTAGCGAGACCTCCCGGAGATCCCTGGTAGCGGGTGGACCCTTTAACGGCGTCGAGGATTTCCTGCAATTTGCGGAAGATTACCCAGACATCCACGCCCATGACGATAGTATTGGCGCGATAGAAGCATCCTTCGATCGCGGTCAGAAGGTTGCCGACCGGGTCATCGGCACTCTGGCCCCATTGCGATGTTCCGGAAAGGGTCGTATAATTGCCGGTCGGATACGTTGTAGAGGGCGTTGACGGAAACACGACATTGGCAACGCGGTTTTCCTGGGCGATATCCAGCAGGTTATTCAAGAAATCGTTGGTATCGACTTCCGGCTGCAGGGGATTGTCGGCATTGTCGACATCCTCCTGCGGAAGCCAATCGCCCTGGGCATGATCCGCCACGGAGTAATTATCCTGGCCGACGCCCCAGTCGGATTCGTTGGGCAAGGATTTGGGGCCGATTGAATCATCGACCAGTTTATAAGAATCGGCCTTTGTATAAACGTCATACTTGTTAGAGCGTTTATCGACTTTCACAATCGGCATAATATTCGGCCAGATCATGTCTTCGTTTTTGTATTTGACGGACAGGTTCGATAATACCTGGTCTACGTGTAAATTCCTGGGTTCGGGCATTGTTTGATCCTCCTTAAAAGGCTGTTAGTCTGTAGGTCAAAAGACTGTCAGGTCTGTTTTGAAGCCTATGGCGTTGATTTAAAATTTTATCCCTGCATGACCGACGGCATGAGCAGGCAGGGGATGATGTCGCCGGATACGCCGGACGCCAGGGCTATTGCTCCAACATGCACATTGGATCCGGCGGACGGTGCCGCAGCTACTCCCTGCCCGGATCCGTCACAAGTCAATTTCTGACCGCGAGTGACGGTGCCGCCCAGTTTGATGCGGCTGATGCCTGTGAGCATGGTGCGGACTTCGTCGCCGGCGTTGGATGTAGCATGCTGAAAAATTCCCACAAGGCTGTCACTGGCCGAAGTAGTGGCGATAGACAGGGTGCTGTCATCCGACCCAAATTTGGCAAAGGTAAACGCCGTAACCGCCGCTGTGCATTTTGCCGATTTTTCGATACCGCTTGTTTGTCCCCACATGATTTATAATCCTCCTTACTGATTTTATTATGTTTATCGTTCGGAAAATAATGCCGGCTGATCTTTAGAGACAGCCAGGACGGCTGTTTTGTAGTCGGCCTTGTTTGTCTCCATGTATTTCTGGATAGCCTGCTCGCGCTGATCATGCCCGGTATCGCCGGCATCTTTGTCCCTGGTAGCGATCTCGCTGAAGGCTACCAGGGGCTTGGCTGCGGACAGGAGCGCCTTAAAACGGTCGTAAACGGTTGCTTTTTCTTTTGTTTCTCCAAATTCGATTGTTTCTTCCCGCTGCCCCAGGGCAAAAAGGATTTCCGGAAGCCCAAATTTGACCGTGGCGGGCAAAATGCGTCCCTGAGCGACTAATGAGTCGCAAAATGCGGAAATCTCTCCCCTGAGGCCGTCCTCGCGAGTTTTTTTCGCCTTCTCGTTGAATTCTGCGGTCACTTTTTCGCGTTCGGCGTCTGCCGCCTCTCTTTTGACCCTCTCCAGGTCGGCTTCGGAAAACTGCTTGCCCTGGGTGGTGGTTGTGGTGGATCCGGGGCCGTCGTCCGGCATTTTCTTCAGTAATTCGCTGAAAAAAGCCTCTAATTTCTGTTTAAACGTCATAGGGTTATCCTCCTTATCGGAATAAATTGCTGTTGATGATGTGTTTTGGGATTCGTCGGCCTCATCATCTGCAGCCGACCTCAAACCTTCAATTTGCCAATCCGGGATGATTTTATTCGCGACATCCTGGCCGAATTTTTCTATCAGCCATTCCCGCATGTTACGGAATAAATCTGCTATTGAATTCAATGCATATTCTTCGGAAAACTCGAAACTGGCCGCTTCGCCTTCGGCAAAAGCAACGTCAGGCAGACCCTTAACCGCCGGAGGCATGGCCCCCAGAAAAGCGACATGCCGGAGGGTTCCATCGGGATAAAAAGCGGAACTGCGCTTTTTAAACCGGCCTTCCTTGACCATTTGGCCGAAAGTGGGTTCAACCTGCTTGAATTTGGCCAGCAGGATTGTTCCCAGCTTATCTTTGCCTTTTTTGAGCCCTTCAACCCACCCATAGGCCGGCTTATTGTCTTCCGGATGGCCGACACAGGCGGGGGGTTCGTGTGTTGCCGTGTTGAACTTGGCCAGCGCCTTTTCAATCAGGGCATCGCCATCGTGATCATGGCCTGCAGAGTCAATCTGCTTGCCGCCACGGAAAATAGGAATCCAGTCATCAAAACCTTTGAAATTCATTTATGTTACCTCCTAGTGCGGGTCTTTAGCCGCGCTTTCAGGCGGGTCTGAAGACCCGCGCTACATCGAATTTAGCATTCCAGCCAGTCGGTCAGCACTTCGACAATATCCGCCGAATCCGCCCGGCCAATGCCCAGAAACCGACGCGACGGAATATTTGATCCGGGATGATGAACAACTCGCACAGGGTGCCTGCCGCCCGGCCAGGCCAGCGCTTTTTTCTCGATGGGCCGAATGTCGTGCGCTTTGGTCTTGCCGCCTTCATGCTGAATACGCGCATAAATCAGGTTTGTGCCGACTCTCAGCACATTGCCGTCGACCTGCCAGCGGATGGAATTGCGCAAGTGACCGCTTTCAACCAGGGTGAGAGGGCTTTTTTTCTTGCGCCAGCTGGAAGCTTTAGGCAAAACCCAGGGGCGGCCGTCCGGATCCACATTGCGGGTCCAGCGGTCATCAGTCTGGCGAACGATGCGTTCGCCGATGATTTTGAGAGCCACCGATGTGTCGCCGCCCTTGCGGGCGATCCGCTCCAGGACGCCATCGATGCCCGAGTCTCTGATTTCAAATTTCAGTTCCAATATTGCCCCTTGACTCTGATGCCGCCTGTGTTAAAATTACGTTCAAAGGATTTGTTGACGCGTTTCGGCCACAGGCTGCCGACACCTTCCGGGATTCCGGATGATGAGTGCGAAGCGGGGATAGTTGCCGATCCCGCACACGTTCAACGAATCCTTTCATATTTTCCCCTTACGTTTTTCAGCGCCGTTTTGTCTGTTGTTTCAAACAGCGTCAGAATGTAGTTTCCGCTTTTGTCCCGAGTTCTTTTGACGCCTGCGCGATAGAGTTTCCCGTCGCGCCACAAATAAATCAGTTTTACATCGCCTTGCTTGTAGACTTCGCCGTCGTTAATGATTTCCGGCAGCAGCCTGTATTGATCCAGGCCGATTTCCGGGTGTCTTTTTAAGTGCTCAGTCAGCGTTTCATCACTTAGCCATATCGTCTGCGCCTGAGCACTGATGGCTTCTTGCGTTTGTTCATCCATGACCGCCACAGGGAATTCGCCCTTGATTTCTCCGGATATGAAACGCTCGAACGCCGGTTCGTTCACATAAGACGCCATCCATTTGCGGGCTATATCGTTAGGCAGCGTTTCGAATTTATCCACCAGCACCCGGTAACCGTTTTCCTCTGCCGCTGCACCCACATTATATCCCCAGCCTTTGTCGATGCCGGCCGGTTCGCCGGTTTTCTTGTCGATCTTCTCCGGTGGCGCTTCGGTTTTCCCGTTTTCCGCCGCTTTTTTCTGGTCGCGCTTTGTGGCGGCGATGACCTTGCATTTGCATCCCCAGCCGTTGGGCGGATAATGCGTTTTCCAGAAGTCGTCATCGCGGAGAAGGACCAGGCCGTTCCATGCCAAGTGCTGCGGGCGGGGCTTTTTGCTGTCGCCGTGGCGGTATTCCAGGTACGGATAAGCTTTGATGATATCCGGATCCTGAAGTTGCTCCCAGCGACCTGCCGCATAAGCGGTGCGGATGTTGGTGGAATAGATGACTTCACTGCGCCAGTTGCGGCTGCCGTTGTAGCTCCAGCCGTGCTGGGAGACGATGCGGTCAAAGTCTTTCCGGAAGTCGGCAAGCGTGGTGCCCTGGGTAATGGCTTTGTCCACCACACCTCTGAAATCGGTCAGCAATTCCGCTTTGTATGCGCCTGCGACCATGAAGCCTTTGGCGTGCAGGTCTTTCCAGAGGTCCGTCCATTTTTCGGTCGGAATATTCAGCTTGTTTTGAAAGAACTTTTCCTGCTCTTTAAACGGAAGTTTAAAGACGGCCATCAACGATGGCGCTATGCCCTCAGCGAATTTCGGGCTTTTTTTTTCCTGCAAGATGCCGGTTTCGTCGGCAACTTCATAACGGCCGGACATTTCGGCCAGCATCATGGCGCGGGCGATGGTATTGCCCAGATCCGCCGGGTTCATGTCTGAAAAAATATCGATAATGCCGTCGCGCAGATCTTCCAGGGACTTGGCGCTGCCAGTCAGTTTTTTGAGCCGAACCATCATGGCGTCCGTATTGGGCATAGAGGCGGCGGCCAGTTCGGCGGCAAGATAGTCGGCTACGTCAGTGGAGTCGCCTTCGGCGAATTCCTTACCTTGCTGGATTCCCGCCTTTGCGGGAATGACGCCGGAGGAATCGCTGGGCCAGGCGGATAATTGCCGCACTTCGACCAGGTCTTCTCCGGGGGCAGGTTCGGGGATGCCATAGGTTTCGTAAAAATATGACTTGCCGACCGGGAGGCCGATGTCGACCACCAAAGTCTTGTCTACGCTTACGCGGGCGGTCAGATCCGGCTTGGCGTTGGCGAAAGTCTTAATTGTAGGATAGGCGGTTACGTTGGGAAAGTTAAAGTCGACAATCCACCGGATCAGGGTTTCGTTTGTGTAGCTATCGAGCAGATCGGCGTCGGCTTCGACAATTTCCTGCCGAACATCGCTCTGGTTTTGGTCATTGCCGAGTTTACCGGGTGTGCCGTCTGTGGATGCGGTTTGGCCCAAGACGGCTTTGGATATCTGCCGGTCCATATACTCACAGAGCTGCTCATGCGTGACAGTGCCCGCCCTGGTGGCTTCCAGCAGGTCGATATCCATTGTTTCGGGTATTTTAACGCCGGTATCGGTCTGGATGGCATTGATAGCGGCCATCAATTCTTCCTGCTTTTTGGGCAGGGTGCCGCTGGGGTATTTACCGACGACGGTGGGCATGCCGAATTTTTCCAGGAAGATCATCCAGAATTTGATGCCGTGCTTTTTAAACCAGACCGGCCACCACAAACGCCTTCCCAGGCCGCAACCATAGGGGTTGTCGGAATCGCCATATCCGAAGGATAAAAACTTCCTGTCCGGAATGGATTCGCCTTCGATCATGTTATTGCGGGTCAGCAGGCGCAATTCTCTTTCGGCGGTGAAGATGAAACGGCGCGGATGTTTGCCGATGATTTTCTTGATTCGCAGGCTTGAATTCTGGACATTGCTGTCTTTTTCTGCCTGCCAAATAATTTCCGCTTCATAATGTCCATAGAGGATGGCCTTGAGCAGTTCCTGCCGCGCCTGGTCAAAATTGCACGTCGACAAAACGTTCGAAACGAATTCGGCGATAGTTTGTTCCTGTGTGGTGGAAGCGGGACGGCCAGCCTTTCGCGCGGATTTGGCCGGAAGAATTTGCCATTCCTTGCCAACTACGGCCATGATTCTCTGCTGTAGCACGCTGCCCGCATGGGCGTCGCGGTCCACTTCGTCGTATAGTTTAATGCCTTTTCCAGCCGCTTCGCTGCGCAGGACGGGGTCGGGATTTTCCAGGCGCTTGATCCACCCTGAAAATATTTCGATATCCTTTTCGAGGGTAGCGATTTCGTCGGTAGGGGCTAACGGATTTTTTGTTTCTTCTGCCATAATGTTTGCCTGTTTGTTAATTGCTCATGAAATTTGACATACTCGCGCTGGCGGTTACTCTGGCCGTGCCGGTGCTTTCAAATTCGATTTCGCCGCCCCATTCGGCGCGGGTGGCATACCAGGCCATTGCGCCGGCAATGGCGGAATCGCCGTGGCGTTTTTTGTCGTCTTTGCCTTTTTGGCGTCCTTCCGGAACTTTGGCGACGCCGCGTATCATTTTGACGGCGCGGTGATCGTCAATTAGGTCGGCATCCTTTGCGTCCGTGATGGTTTGATCTTCAAAAGCTGCCTTATAAGCCGGCATGGCATCGCGGTACCATTGTTCGGTGATCATGACCTGGGCAATGCGGTCCGACCCATAGCGCTGCATGGCGCGCTCGGCAAGGTACTGACCATTGCCGCGCGCGTCAAAAGCGCCGTAGCGGAAGCGGGGCAGGGAATCGATGATGTAGTAAACAATTTGCTCCTGTTGTTGAAACGGGATATTGCGCAGCTCCAGGTGAAAAAGCGCCCGCCAGGAGGCATTTTGCTGTTCAAGCAACGGCTTGATGACGGTGAGGTCGCCGGTGCGGGCAAAGTCTTCTCCGACGACAGAATTCTGGAGCGGATCCAGCTCAGCCAGGTGCGGCAATAATGTTTCTTCACACCAGTCGTTTACTTCGGCCCAGCGGACGACATCGGGCAGTTCGGCAAAGGATGCGGACTTTTCATAGCGGATGACCGGAATGTCGGCATTCAAGCATTTTTCGATGATAGCTCGGGTAAGCCAGACGCCTGTACCCTGGCTGGGCACGCAAAAGAGTTCTTCCTCGGCGTCGTCTCCATAGGAATCGATGATGCTCTGCCGCCAGGCGGTCTCTGCTTCAGCAGACCAGGGTTTGTCCAGGACTTCACAAATCCGACGATACAGGCCGTCTTCCAGGGCATCGTCAAAGGTTATGCGGTGAAGGCTATAGGGTTTTTTCCCGGCGCGTATATCCTGGATGACGGAATTGAATTCGTTTTGATCTCCAAAATGTGTTGAGATGACGCGAACCTGTCCGCCCCACATTAAGAGCGCCATTGCGGCTTTGAGGAGTCCCGGAAGATCGTCATGGAACGCGGCTTCATCAATCACGACGCGGCCCTGCTTACCGCGCAGGTTGGTGGGACGGCTGGAAAGGGCGGTAATGCGCCAGCCGGATTCGAAGGTGATTTTATAGGCCAGGATTTTCTTTTCCTGGACGATGCCGTTTTCATCTTCATCCGGTTCTTCATATTCTTCGATGGCGGATGCTGCCATGTTATAGGCGCGTGCCCAGTTTGCGCAATCGTTAATGAATTCCAGCGCCATGTCTTTTGTGTAGCCGATGTACCAGACGTTGCGTTTTTCGCCTTTGCCTTTTTCGGAAGCATAGAGTGTATCGTCCGCCGCTTCGCCCCAGGAGATGCCGACACGGCGCGATTTTTCGATGAATTTGACCGGGGCCTGGTCGGCCACCCATCGCTGCTGATAGGACAGCAGGATGCCGGGCGGCGCAGTACGCGTCTGGTCAAGTTCGTTATATGCGGTCTGGTCGGTCATCAGTTTCCCCGTTTTATAATTGGTGTTGCTTTAATTTCTCTTCCAATTCTTCAGTTTTAGCAGCCTGTCCTTTTTGATGTTCCATCCACTCGCAATAAAAACCGCCTGTCGGGATGGGATTTCCTTCCTGGACAAGAAGGACAGATGTGCGGTTTGTCGCTATGCCGTTAGCATCAAAAACAGCGAGATTAACGCACGTATCTGACCAAACGTTTGTTATAATCGCTGCAAGCTTTCCGGTTCCTTTTGCAAGTGTTTCATCCGGACTTCCTTGATTTGGTGTGTATAAAACCACTCTTCCTACGGTTGGCTTAATCATAATTTTCTCCCTCTTGCTTTTCGCCGGGCGCTGATCTTCAGTTCTTTGCGACGGTTCATCTTGAATGTTTTCCGGCCGCCTCTATGAATGGGTGCGTTGCGCAACTCAGGGCCATTCCAGATTCGGCCATTAATTTCTGAGTGCATCATCAAGTATGGAAAAATCAAAAATGGATTCATTAAACGATCCCCAGAATTCTCTTTCTTATTTCCTGCGCGGTGGCCTCACTCATGCCGCCCTGTTTGACGGTTTTAACGACTTCGTCTGCAGCCTGCTTTGCTTTGGCCCGAATTTCATTCATCCACTTTTTCTGATCGACGCTGGCCTTGCTGAGTTTGGCGATCATGACGCCCATTTTGGACAGGCTTTCCGGGTTTTCTGCATCCACCAGTGCTTCAAAGGCTTTGGTCTGCACCAGGCGGATGAGGGCTTCGTTCATGTTGTTTTCATCGTCACGGGCGGCGTCGGCTACGGCCCTTGCTTGTTCTGTGGCCATCGAAATCGCCGCGAGGCGCTCTTCAAAGTCCTGCCCGTAACGGTGTAGGCCCGAGCGCGACACGGTGATTTCATAGCCTGCTTGCGCCAGCTGACCGTTTACAACTTCCGCCAGCTGGTCATAGCCGGAAAAACCGCGCTCGATGAGCATGCGGTCCAGGGTGGCTTTGATTTCCTGCGGAAGCTGGATGATTTTTGAGCGTTGCGGCATATCCTCACCATTTAGCCGGGCGTGCGATACCCGGATGGCAATCGACAGTGTATTCAACGATGTCGATGCCGTAGCGGTTGATCTTGGCAAACCAGACAGGTTTATTGCTTTCAAGATCTATCAGCGAACGTTCTTTGAGATAGTCCAACTCGCAGCGGATTTCGTGTTCGGTCACACCGGGAACGACGGAATCAATGGCGCGCCGGATAATGGCTTCTGTGGTGCCCACGGGACGCGCGGCGTTGAGCGCCTCCAGAATCAGCCAGCGGAGTTCTTCCGTTTTCGCTTTTGTCATGTCCATTGGATTCATTTGCTTTCCCCTGTTTTAGTCTGTTTGAGTAAGTCTATGAAAAAGCCTCGTAATTCATTGTAGTTGCTTTTAATTCCTTCTGAAAAAAGATCACGAAGCTTGTCCATTTTGTAATTGATGCCAACCTCAAACCGGATGAAATCCTCGCGCATCATGTATTTGAGCGGAAGTTCCGCCTTAAATTCTAAAAATTCCCTCTCCAGATCAGAGCAGGCTGTTGCGGTTTTGGCGAATTCCGACATTTTGTCTTCGATTGTCTTTAGAGACCGCGTAAACATAACGCGCAGCGCGGCGATAATGATCAGGCTCCAGGAAGCCATAATTGCAAGAAGCATAAGCAATATCTGCCAGAGCGCCCATCCTGCATTTACGGTTTCCATCAATGGCCTCCACACTCGAATTTTGTCTGACAGGACACGCAGCGGGTAGCGGCCGGATTGGCTTTTAAACGAGCGGCGGGAATGGGCTTATCGCAGTCTTCACATTTCACTCCCTCGCCCCTTGCGGGAGAGGGGTGGGGTGAGGGGGAAAATCGTCGCGCACTATGCGATCGCATTGCCGCATTTTCGTAAACTTCGCTTGCCGCTTGGGCTCTGTCGAGTTCGTCAGCCATGCGTTAATCCTTGATAGGGGCGGCTTTGGCCAGCAGGTCTGTCTTTTTGTCGCTGCTTTTGGAACTGCCGAAATAATAAGCCAGCACCTGTTCGCATTTTGCGGATATGTAGCCGACCAGAGTGCCCGCCAGGGCGCTTTCGACTTTGGCATATCCCAACAGTGTGCCGGCGATCAGCGCGATGAAGGCCCCCACGATAATATAAGCCAAAATCTTATTGACGTTGTCTTTGACGGTGGCCTCCCGCTGACGCGCAGACTGTACATCCGACAGTCGAATCTTGAGCTCCTCGAGTTCCTGATCTTTTTGCTTGAGCGCATAATCTTGTTCGGCCATGACGGACTTCAGCGCAATCTGCGGGTCGGAGGCGATGGCGGCATGAACGGCATCGGGCGACGCCTGAGCGCCCAGGCCGAATGCTTTCCCCAGAGAGCTGATGACTTCGAGCGCCGCGCCTGCGGGTGCGCCAACGCCTGTGGCGGTCAGGATTTTAGCGAGTTCGGGGGCATAATCGACAATGCCGTCGGCTATTTTTTTGAGAATACTGCTTTCCATATCAACCTCCTTACCTGTCGCGGTTCCGGGCTTTGTGGCGGCTATGGCTACCGTCAGTCCACCCGGAACCTTTCACAGGAGTTTATAAATCTTCAAAATGTGCATAGTCCGGCTTTGCAAATCGCCCACCCCAGCGCAGGCCTACGGATTCACCGATTTCTCCGGCCTGAATATAGTCGGGTATATGATCCTGGTTGACGTCGACCTTGACGTCCCAGACCGGTTTTCCGCCGGGCGTGATGGCGATATCGAAAGCGCGGGATTGATCATTGCCGGGTCTTCCGTCATTCAGGTCGATGATGTGCTTGGAGGCCAGCGTCCACGTGACGATTTTGTTTTGCGCTTCAGATGTGAGCGCCGGCAGTCCGGCCATATTTCGCAGCACGTTGACGGACAACAGGTTTTTCCGTCCCTGGGCATACAAAGCCGCCTGCTCGTCCACCGTGCGGGCGGTGCACGTCACGGTGAAGGGAATGCCCTTTTGCAGCATGAGCGCTGCAAACCTTTTGAACTTGGCCTGCATGGATGGTGTTAAATCGCTGATTTTGCGTGATGCCATCGATGTTCTCCTGTGTGAAAAACAACCTAAAGGTTGCAAAACAAAAAAAACCCGGCTGCCTGTAGGGAACGGTTTCAAACTCTTCCTTACAAACAACCGGGCTTCATGAGCCTAACGTGTTCTTATGGGCGCTTAAAGCGCCTGATAAATACAAAGATCAACTAACTGGATAAGACATCTACACCAAAAAATTTCGAAAATCAAGCAAAATTTGCAAATTATTTTTTTTTATGTCATATAGAAAAGTTTTTACATTTTTCAAAGCAAGAAAAGGGCCAAAAAAAGGCGGCAAAACCGTTGGGTTTGCCGCCTCAAAAATTCTGCATCAATCAAAGCGCCCGAGACCTCTCAAGGGCGTGGCCCAAGTCTAGTGAGGCCTTAATCAGGGATTGATGCGCCCGCATGAAATACGAATTTAAAATGGCATATGGTGATGATTCCTTCTGATGAGCGTCCGAGGTAAGCTCCGCCATCATAAACGATACGCCGGCTAACTGCTGGAGATTGTCACGGACGTCCATAATTCCCATAGCAGGTACGACGATGCTATCCATTGGATCTGCTGCAGGCGGTGATGTACTGGAGTTAACAGAATTCGCGGCTTCTTCTTTGGTGTGATGTGTTTCCTGTTGCATATGTACTCCTATGAATAAAATTTCCGCCTCTGGCGGCGGGTCTCAACTATCGAACGCATTCGACTGGGCTTATTTCTCTTGTGGAGTGTTTTATTAGGCCCTATCGGCCCGCCAGAGCGGAAACTTAAATACACGAATAGTGTTCCGCTCTGACGGGCGCGGATAAGCCGATGCGTTTAATAGTAAAAAGAGATTAGTTCATAACGGGAAGGGCCGTCAAGGAATAAAAAATGCGGCCCAATAGGCCGCATTCAGGAGGTTATGCAGCGTCGGATTGACGCTCTGCATAAACCCAATGGCCACAGTGATTGCATTTAATTCGGAAGCGCTTGGCCTCGGCCTCCAGAATTGTTCGGCGACAAACCGGGCAGATGAATGCCGGGCCTGGCTTACAGTCCATCTTCTGCCGCGTCGCCTTGACTTTGTAACCGGGGTTTAAAGACATCTATCCCCTCTCCGTGCTGACACGAACATTGACTTCCACATTCAGGCGCAGGGTGAGCGGGATAACCTGGCCGCATGCGCCTGATGACGGGTTGTAGTTTAAATCAGTTCCCGGTTGACGCACAGATCCGGGAGCGGGCGCGTCTTTATTCTCGGCTCCGTCATTTCGCTTCCGGCGATAGTTCGGCTTCAGGCCGAGCCGCTGGATTCTTGTATTGACCGCACTTTCAACACAGCCGAATGTTGCAGCGATATCGTTTGTAAATTTCCCTTCCGCCAGCATGGCCTTCAATTTTTCGTTATCGATTTTGTTCGGATGACCCATGATCGTTCCTCCTTGTGTTTGAGTATTATTATTCCGGCCATATAAGCGCGGTAAAATATGATCCGTGCTGATGCCATTCGCCCTCTCTTTACCCTGATCGCATTCCTGACAGCCGGGATAAGTGGGCCGTTTATTCCGGCCGATAATCAGCCGTGCCACCCGGCGCTCGGCACAGGCTTTGCGGGTGAGCACACAGCGGTACTTTTCACATGTAAAGGTTTCCAGGGCGGCTTCCGGATCCATTTCATCACCCGATGCTTTTAATGATTTCGCCAACGCGGGTCAGATTGTGACGGCGCTGTTCTTCGGTAATTCCCGATCCCGTGAACTCATTCCCATCCCCTTCCGAGATAGAGGGCATGGAGCTGCGGCGTTTGTGGCAATGACAGTCACATGCGATCTTTCCGGGAAGATTCTGATCCTTCGCACATCGCCATGCGTCAGCATAATTGCAATTGCAATTCTTTTCCTGGCTCGCGGCCACCGACCGCTCCCGATCTTCGCGCTTGCGCGTGTCCGCATCCGCTTTCCGAGATCCGTCTTTTTCTTCCCGCTCAGATATCGTGATCATCACCTTCTTGAGGTAATTGTGCCCGTCCAGCGGTTCATTCCAGTGTCTCTTGATCATTACATCCAGCGCCTCTCCGATCCCGGCGTGGCTGATTGCGTATGTCTTTTTCTGGTAGCTGAATTTCTGGCTCTCAAACAGACGCTTCATTTCATCAATAAGAAGTCGCAGCTTCTTTGACTTGATGGTAAAAGGCGTAACGCCGAAAAGCTGGCAGTAGCCCATCACCAGGTGAGAATATCGCGTACCGAAGCTCGGCAGCGCCTGAAATACAAATCGCAGATCTTCTTCCATTTGAATGGTCATGATGTCTAATTCCTTGTGGCAGTGATAACAGTTGAATCCCATGTCATGCCTCGATGAGTTTGATTTCTTTGTTGTGCTTGATGAAATGCCGTTTGAGCGCAGTGAATGATGACCAGCTAGATCCTTTATATTCGCTCCTTGCGTTGAGGTTGATATTCCGTTCTTTCAATTCTTTTTTACTGAATATTTTCGACCAAGACTTCTTTTCTTTCGCCGTAAAAGCGATGATGTATTTCGTTGGGAAAAAGCGTCGGGCTTCTTCGGATTGGTTTCCACGAACAAACCATTCGCCCTTAATACACCCATTGACGTAAACGGTAATGCTCAACTTAAACTGACTACTCTGCTCCAACGTTAGTGATACCCTGTAACCATCACAATCCAGCATCACGATGCGATATTGCCTTTTCAACGTTTCTTCTGCTCTGGCCCAGTCTTCTTTGGTCATGGCTGCTTATCCTGTTCGACCAGGTTGTCGATAAATTCATTGATGTGTTTTGAGGCAACCACCAAGATCGGCTCCTCAAGTTCATCATAGATATCTTCCAATGTGATTGCCAACTCACGCAGGGATTCCAGCCGGTGGATTTCCGTGCAGGCATATTGTTTTGTGACATCGAATAATTTAACTCCCATGCTTTTTATCCTATCTCCAAAAGGGACATTTGTTTATTATTTTCCTTAGCCAACTTTGTAATGGATTGCGCTTCAATCAGTGCCTCTCGCGTCAACGGTTTGAAGCAACGCACACCTATACCCGGACAATAAAACCCGGCGTCTGATACGGACAGCGGCTCACCCAGCATGCAATCGGCACCCGCCGAGCCGACATGCAGGGCGCGACAGCGGAAGCATGATTCTTTTGTGCGCTTACGATTTGCCATGTTTATTCTCCTTAACGTTTGCCCATCCGCCTTTTGCCGTTTTCACACGGACTTCGCAGTCGGCCCACCAGCCAGATCGCCGCGCCGCTCAGGATCAGGATGCAGATCTGTGTGACGTCCATCATGCCGTCGCCTCCGCTGCTTGGACTGCGCCTGCGGCTACCTGCGACACGTTCCGGACGGCGCGACGCGCATCCGCCGAGCAGCAGACATCGCACCAGGCGCGCTCCGGACAAAGTGCCTTCAACGCAACCTGTGGATTGTGGGCGCATAGCTTTTCCTGCGCCGCATCAGCCGTGCAAGAACCATCGGGCGCGCAAAAGTTAAATACGGCATCCACTATTTCATTATCCTGAGCGTCTCGGGCTTCCTTCAGGGCAAAAGGGGATATGCATTTTTTTGATTCCCGGATGCCGAACAGACAAGCGCCCATGCCGGGCGAGTATTTTCGATGATAGCAGCCATCCGAATCTTCCAAACAAGCGCCGGTCGCCGTGCAATGATTTGTTTTTTTCTCCTGTGTCACGTTTCATTCTCCTTTCAGGGCGTAATATTCCGAAAGCTTAAGCGGGGTTGTGTCGGGCGGGACAAAGGCGGCGTCGGCATTGTCGCGGTCCCCTATGGGCATGGAGATGACGTATTTATCGTCAAACTTCTGGAAACTGATTGATCCCCATTGGTTTCCGCAAACGATAAAAAATCCGCCACCGATTAATTTGGCAAAATCTTCAGATCCCGGCATACGGATGGCTGATAATCTATTGAATATGGCCTTTCCTGCTTTTTTGCGCAGATCCGGTGTGTAGCAATGCAAGAATTCACCAATTTTGGAAATTGGCCGCCATGCGCGGCCGGGATCAGACTTGAATTGAAAAGCAGCAACAAAATTGCCCCGGGTAATAACTTCAGTATCAGCGCCGAATTCCAGAGCTATGTTTTTAGCGGCTTCAATTGCCGCAATTTTCATCCTTTGCCATTCTTTAATGGCCTCCATGCTTTTGCCGTTTGGATCAACCAGGTAATATTTCCGATCCATCTTTATCCTCCTGTGATTCATCCTTTTTTAGGTTATATTTAAATTCTTCTTTCGGTTTACGCTCCGCGCCGATCAGGCTCAGCTGGTTATCCGTCCATTTTTCTATAGCTTCCCGGTCCAGGGACTCGACGGTTTTGATAACGTCGGTAAACTGATTATCTTTGCACGCCTGGAGCGCATCGCGCGGGATGCTGACATGGTCGGCCATGTTCCGAATCAGGCTGCCCGGCAGCAGATTGACGACATCGGTGCCGTCGAAAAGGATGCCTTTGTTTTTTTTCATGAGGCCGATCAATTCCTTGTCCCGGATGGCTTGCTCCGCCCTGAGAGGCGTAAGGCGCGCATTAAAATCATCCGCAATGGCTTTCATTTGTTCGTTTGCCTGGGCCTCAAGGGCGGCAATGTCGCGCGAAATAGCGCCGAGAATAATCATTAGTTCAGCGGCCATAATCTCCGCGATATCGCGGCTCGCTGCTGAAGATGCTTTGGTTTTACCTATGCGCTTCGCCATCTGTGGTGCTCTCCATATTCAGTTTGAGCTGTCCCAGGTAATTGGGCAGGCTGGTTTTTTTCATTCTGGCCAGGGTCTTTAGGATCTTCAGTGCCCGGCGCTCATAGCGTTTCATATAATCCTCGAATTCGCTGCCCGCTGCGGCCAGGTAATAACCTCCCGGTGCCGATGATACCGAGCAGATCGGAACGCCTTCCATGCGCATCCGGGTGATGAGGTGCCGGATGGCTCGGGTATCGTTTACCCGATCATCCCAGGAGCAACCGTAAACGGCCTGGTAAAGTGCGGGCATGCCGATGGCGTTGGCCTCTCCGATGTGGCTAGTGAGCTGTGATAACAGGCGCTGCCGGTATTCATTGCTGTCGATTTCGTTGATTTTAGTCGTGTTGGGCATTGTCTCCTCCTTCGATTATTTTCCCTAAAACGGCCAGCAGCCGTTCAAGCTTTTTGATATCCCGGCACCATGATAGCTGAGAGGTACCGCAGATCTTCATGGCCAGACCGGCCAGACGCTTATCGCCGTTTTCAATCCTGGATGCGGCCTCAACACAGCGGCGGCGCAAGGCGCTGAGCTGTTCTGCCGCTTTTCCGGATTTGTTTGCCGTTTGCGGTTTCCATCCGTAATGCTTGAGCAGCTTGATAAAAAGTTCCAGCTGGGTGAGCGTCATGTCCGCTGCCGTGGCCACCTTGAAACTGCGCAGCATCATTTCGTATTCGCCGTCGTTGAGAAGCATCTGCTTTTTGGCGACGTGGATTTTCGCCAGAAGCCCGCGTCGCTGCTTGCGTTCGGCATCGGTATGAAGAACAGGCGGGCCTTTGCGCTCGATGACCGGGAAGGGAAATTCTGTGCCGGGAATGGTTTGGATACTCATTATAAAGGCTCCTTTTTATGACACAGAAAAGATGCAAATATTCCGTAGCCGGTCCATAAAGAAGCCAGAAGCCCATGTCGAAGTGCTTCAAGATTAAAGCCATAGAAAACAAAAGATCCGAAAAAGGCCATACACAGCGCAATCGTCATCATTATTGTTTTTTCCTTCATCTCAAAAACTCCAGTTTGAATTTGTCCCGGTTGACGATGTTGTAAATATTTTCCGCACCCGCCCCATGTGCGCAGCGCCGGCGACGGATCTGTTGAATATACCCGCTGTCCTTGAGTTGTTTGGTTATTCTGTCCAGCCAGTCGCGATCCTTCAGGCCAGTAAGGCGCTGGATATCGGATGCTGCAAACTCATGACTGACATACATGGCTTTGTATATTTTACGGTTGATGCTGCCCTTGAGCTCGGCCTGCCAGTCGTGCTGGTAAAGATATTGTTTTATGACCTGTTTGTGTCTTTCGAGGTACGATGGTGATCGTCGCCCGTGAAGCTTTACTTCATATGCAATAAGTTCTTTGCGACGGATAAAATCGCCCAGAGCATTGACAAGCCGCTCACGCTGTGCCCCTGATTGAATATCCAGTTCCCTGCAGATCTGCGCGATGGTAAAGCGCCGCTGTTTCTTTGTGCCGGTGCGCGCGGCCATCCAGGAACGCATGCGTTTGGCCAGGCCGGTTTTGGGAGCGCTTCCTGAATTATTGTTTTGTAACGTCATGGACCATCTCCACCGTAATTGTATTGATGCCGCTGGCTTTCATGGTGCGTTCCAGGGAAATCGCCGTGGTCAATACCGGCCGCCAATCGCCGTTGGCGTGCTTGTGAATGGCCCCTGTCACGTCCACAGGGGCTTTCACGCCCAGTGATGCCTGAAGGAAGAAATGAATATCCTCCCTGGAGATTGGTCCGAATTCCATCCGGCGGCGCATGCGGCTGACCAGTCTGCGGCGTGATCCGATCCGGCCTTTTAATTCTTCTTCACCGATCAGCATGATTGGGCAGGCAAACCGTTCGTTGACGTTGCGCAGCATTTCTAAACATTTCATTTCAAGCAGATCCGCCTCATCGATCATGATCAGGCGGCGGCGCTTGTGCATTTCGTCGCCGATGATGTTCAGACAGGCATCCGTCCGCGAAGGCCGCATTCCGGCCAATTCAAAGCTGATTTCCCGCAAGATCATGGCGGGAGTGCGGATATTCATGGGCGGAATATAGATGGCGTCGGAATTGACGGCATAATGCTTGGCGGCTTCGGTTTTTCCGCGCCCAGCAGGGCCGGTCACCATCGCCAGACTGGGGCCGATCAGCGATGACGGATCGGTCATTTCAGCGCACATTTCCTCGAATTGCTTGGTATTGCCCGTTCTGATAAACTCCTGTTTCATTTAATCCTCCTGTGTCGATTATCGATATTCTATTTGTGGGGCTTAGCGGATCGCGGCAAAAAACAGTCTTTGAGTTTTCCCGTTGTCCGATCAATGTATTGAGCGATTCCGAAAATATCGTGATAAAAATTAAAATCGTCAGCAGCGAGTAACTTTGGAAGATCCAGGCGACAGTCGTTTAAATGGACGGCGGTAATATCCATCATCATATCGATGAAATCAGTATAAAATTTACTGACCTCTCCCCATCCGCGTTCACAGATTTTCACGATCAATTTTTTATCCTTCTTGGTTGTTAAAAATTTCATAACTTCCTCCTGTGTTTATTGCGCCGCAGCTTCCTGGGCGCGGAATTCTCGCGCAAATTCCCATCTTTTGCGGTCATCATCATCCATTGCGTCTTCGTATGATTCCATCCAGGCGCGGTCTTCGTCGTTAATCGTACCGTCAACAAATGCATTGATGCACCAGTCATGGCGCTGAGCATCAGAGAGGAAATACGATGGGCGCGGTCCAGCCAAAGGCTTAGCTGTTTTGGCCGGGATACGATTCAATTCCTCGATGATCTTTACTTTTTCATCGAGTTCTTCCTGGGTAATGACGCGATTAATTTCCTTGTTTTCGATGGCGCGCTGTTTTCGTTCGGTACCGATTAAAGCAGCCACGCGCTCAGCTTCCGGCACCTGCGAATACTGCCTGAAATCGGGCGCGACAGCCGATATTTTTCTGAATTCCTCTGCAAAACGGCGGCGGCGCTCGCGCTTTTCGGCGATTTTGCGCGATGCCAGGTCGGCATCGATCATGGATGATCGCTCAACCGGATAAGCCGTGCAGATATACTTTCCCGCTTTATAAACATGGCATTCGGCATAAGTCATGGGGTTGTAACGGATATCAACGCGCTCTTTATGCATTTCGATAAGGGAATCGTGAATATAAAATTCATTGTTCAGGCTGATCATACCCTTATTGATGATGCGGCTGTCTCGCGCTAAAAAGAGAAGGTCGGCTGCGTCATTGGATAACATCTTGGGCCGCCAGCCGTCGTGATAGCAGGAGCGCAGGCAGTCATGCGGCGTAACCGCAGCGGGTATTGGTTTCCATGCCCATTCCGACCGGACGCCGCGATGTGTCTTTTTGCTATTGTAGTAGTCGCAGGCTCGGTAAAGTGCCAGGGCGAACTCGCGGCTGGTCAGGAGTTTTCCCTGGGCGGCAAGATTTTTGGCCTCTTGATGATCGATATCTTGCCAGTGAATATCATCTTTCATGGTTTTGGTTTGTCCGGGTAGTAACTGTACTGATGCCTGGATATCTTCGATATTATCGAAAGTACCTTCTATCATTTTAGCTTTGGCATTTTTAACAATTGCAAGGCGGTGTGATCCAGGCATGATGCAGCAAGGTGAAATATCCTCGGCATCAACATCGAGCAAGTCTGTGACCAGTTCGTCGGTCTTTTCCCATTCCATGCCGTGGGCGCGCATATTGGCCAGGATGGATGTGACAAAGCGCGATATTTCGGGCTTGCCGTTGTCGGTATAAATTGAACCGAAAGCGCCGTAACAGGAGACGCCGATGCGCAGGGCCAGGCCGATCAGCCAGGCGTCATATTTTTTATCGACGGCCGCGCCGTAGATGACGCGGGTGCGCAGATCCTGCCAGAGGTAACCTTCCGGCCGGAAGATTTCGCCGGTTTCTTCGTCCATAACCCAGCGGTCGAATCGGTGCTGGTCTCCGACGATAATCTGGAAGGGGGAAAGGTCTGAATAATCGCGCAGGATTGGCGGGAGAATGTTGTCCAGGGCGCGCATGCCGCCGCGTTGGAGAGCGTCCAGGCATGGATTCCACTTCTTTTTAAACCACCAGTTGGCGCTTTCATATTTTCCGATGGTCCAGCCGCGTCGGGATGCCTCTATAATAAGGATGTTGTCGTAAAGAGCACGCCGGTTTGCGTCTCGATGTTCGCGCTTGCCGCATAAACTTACCCAAAAATCAACGGCATCCGGCGTCCAGTTGCGGGGCGAATCGGCGTAAGATTTGGTGTGACGCAGGCCGGCGATGCCCTTCTGTTCATACTTTTTCATCCATTTATATATGGATTGCCATGTGACGTTGTGCCTCATGGCGACAGATTCTATCCATTTGCGCTTTCCGGTGGCCCAATTGCGGGGTACGTCTTCGCATTCCCTTAAGATCGCAAGGATTTTTACAATGCGCGGATCAGTCATATCCTGCTCGCGGATGACTGTTTCGGGGTTGTACTGGGTTTGCATAAGGCCGAGCCCGCCCTGGGCCACCGGTGTGAGCGCCTGGGTAAAGGAGGGAAAAAGGGTATCTGTATCATTATATTGATTGATCATGACGGCGGCTGCCGAAGGTTTAAGCGCCGGCAGCATATCCGGATTAACACCTTTATGTTTTACGATGGATTCCTGGACATCGGCTGGCAGGGAGGAAAGTGCATACTGCCGCAGTTTCCCGCCTCTTACTTGCTCTTCTATATACAGCCAGTTTTCATTCTGCGCTCTTCTCATCACGGTTTGCTTTGTGATGCTTAAAACGTCAGCTATTTCCTTTGCTGTGTATGTTTTGTTATCTGCCATTGCAGTTTTTACCTTGTCATTATTGATATGGTCACAGGCGTAAAATACAAGAACGCCAATAACATAAAGATCCAGATGATTTTTTTTGCTTTATCGCTATCCAGAATATCTATAATCGAACTGAATTTTTCGGCGCTGATATATGCAGTATTCTTTATATATAAGGATGCGCGCATTATCGGGCTCCCTTCATTAAGTCCTTCTTCATTTTCATGATTTCCCTGACGGTTTTTTCCAGCTTGCCCAGGTTAAGTTCCCTGACTTCCTGTCGGGTGATGACCTTTCCGCCCTCCAGGTCCGCCATAAAACCGATCGGCTTAAGAGAAGAGCAGATATGCTGGATGGCCATGATGCCGACTGCGGGAATGGCATACTGTGTAGGCTTGCTGAGATAATTATTGAGCATGGCAATGGTGAGGCATTTTCGCTTGTCTTTTGTCGACCACCCAAAATATTCATTGACTCTATCGACGATTTGCTCTCTGGAATATCCGGAATCACGGATGGTGCTCTTTAATACTGCTGCAAGTTCAATGCATGCTTCGTCATAACTTTCGATTGGTGAATGCGATTGCGGTGCATTGATGATGTTGTCTTTCAAGCGAGCATAGGCTTCAAAAGGTCCGTCGAAGGCCAAACTTACTTGATTGGTATCAAAACAATTTCTTTTTTTGGTCATTGATAAGCCCCTGTATTTCGGTTATAAAGTGGCCATGATTAAAACATTAACGACATTATTGAATTTGAGCCGCTTCTATATCCCAGATGATCTTTTTGGGACCAGGTTTCGGAGTTCTGTTAAGGTAATGCTGCGGCCAGATCTGCTGGATGTCTTTATTGATGGCTTTTGCGATCGCTTTATGAATTGTAATCGAAACAGATTTTCCATGAATAACAGACCACACGGCCTGAGGTTTCTTTTCGCAGACCCGCGCAATAGCAGCTTGATTCAATCCCGCATCTTCAATTGCTCTAATTATTTCTTCGGGAGTCATGCCGGTGGGTTTAACTGTGGTATGCTTTCTGTTCATTTTTTTTATCCTCCTTATAGACTTTATTGTGCCCGTTCATTTACCGACTCTATAATGCTAAAAAATATCACTGTCAAGATAAAAAATAGCATTATGCTTAATTTCGAGAAAATATTTAGCATATTATTTACATATGCTTAATATTATTAAATAAAATATATATCTAATTAGTAATTACACTTTGGTTTACACTTGCCATCGAAAGTGTAATGCAAATTAATATCATAATAGGTGATATAAATTATGGAAGAACGCGAAAGATTAGCATGGGTAATTAACCGTATTGTTGATGAGCACCATATAACCAATTTCGCACTGGCAAAAAAATGGGGCATTTCAAAGGAGACTGTTCAAAGTTACAGAAACGCCAGAGGCAATGCGAAAGGTGCGGTATTATCATCACTCAGCAAAGACTATGGTTATGATGGATTGTGGTTGATCACGGGCCGTGGAGAACCATTCCCAGGCGCTCGCGCAAAATTCCCGGAGGTTTGCGGCGATCCAGAGATCACCGAAGATAATGTTAAACGTGTAACAGACAGCGTGATTCAACAGCAGATTGACCAGGGTGTTAGGCCGCCTCAAGATCTCTGGAATTCGCTATCGCCCGAGCAAAAAATAAACCTTGAAGAAGCAATGGGAAAGGCCTACAAACTCCTCACATCCGGAACGGATTTATCCTTTATATTATACGCAAAAATATTGGAATTAACGATGCAGTTAGATCAAATTAATCGGCTTAGTAATTGTATTGAAAAAGTAAATAATATTGAAAAGAAATAAGAATAAATAGATTAGAAAGAGTATTCTAAATCAAGGAGATTTTATGGATGCATTAATTATTATTGTTATTGTAGCTAGTAGCATCTGGGTATATTTTGACGCAAAAGCGATTGGAGTTCAAAAGGGTCAAATAAAAGGTATCACTGATATGGGGCCTGGTGGATGGTTTTGTGTAAGCCTGCTACTCTGGATCGTAGGATTTCCTGCATGGCTGGCTATGCGAGGAAAATATAAACAAATAAATTCAAATCTTCAGAAGGCAGAACGATGAGAAAATTAATCATATCAATGTTAATAATGGCATTATGGTCGATGAATTTATATGCAGAAGATAACTTAAAAAATGTTTGTCCTGACGGGATTAAGCCATCCAAGTCATTAATTAATATTGTTATTCTTAAAAAATCACAAAATAACGATAAGAATGGAACATCAATATCTGAATCATACACTGCTAATATTAATAATAAAAGTGGAACATGCTTTAAGGTTGATTTTGCGCAATTCGCATATCTCATCGATGAAAAGCATGCTATTTATAGGATTGGTACGGACACAGGTGAATATTATATACCACCTCAGCATGCATTATTTGATTTTACAAATGGTAGTGCCAGATACAGAAGAATAAGTGCAATTATTAAAGCCAGTGGAGACTATTTCGATTACAAAGACAAAGAAGGAATACCCAGAAAAATGCCACGCTTCTTCGTATTAAAAGAAAATAAAATATAATAATATTGTCGCCAATTACATTTCAATATTAACCGGGATAACGTGAAAGCTATTCGGCGACAAAGATAAGTAATAATCAGCAAAAAAAAGCAACAAATATGTTTCCATACATAAGAATATCAATGCTTTCATCTCATCTCTTCCCACCATAACCTGGCTAATCCCATTTGTCTCCAATTAGCTTACTTCTTTCAGCCGCCCTGCAACCGGAGGGCTGCGTGGTCGTTGAAGAAGGCATTTCCACCGGGGCTTTTTATTACGCTTACTCGCCTTTCTTAAAGCCTTACAGTCATCTGACGCTCACCGGCGGCGCCATCGGCATGGGCATGCCGGTTGCACTCGGAGCGGCGCTGGCCGCGCCGGAACGCCGGGTAATCAATCTTCAGGCCGACGGCAGCGCCATGTACACACTTCAGGCCCTGTGGTCGCAGGCGCGCGAAAAAACAAACGTCATCACCATCCTGTGCTCCAACCGCCGGTACTTCACCATCGAACTGGAATGCCTGAGGGCCGGTTATACAACGCTTGGCGATCGGGCCAAGTCGTTGATGACGCTCGATCGCCCCAATCTCGACTGGGTCAGCTTAAGCCGCGGGATGGGCGTTCCCGCCGTATCCGTCAACACTTCCGAAGCATTTATTCAAGCGTTTCAGGCGGCGCTTCAGGAGCCTGGACCTTCTCTGATCGAAGCGGTTCTGGAATAACGAACTGTCCCCCGCCGGGGGGGCAAGGCGTGGCGTGGTGTTAAGTTAAGCATGATACAAAAGGATTCATTATGTAGTGCGTACCTTCAGGTGCGCACGCCCTGGCGGGTCTAATAACCTGAAGGTCACGCGAGACCCGTACTACATAGATTATGGATAACATAGAAAAATATTAAAGAGATGACCTCCTCCTGCGCCCCCTCCAGAGGAGGACATCAAACGGGTATAACCTTTTTAATAAGGAGTAAGCCATGGGACGCCCCATAACAATGAATTATATCGATCACGGCAAGGGAGGACCTTCCTCCTCCATGAAGCTTGCAACTTCACCTCTGCCGCAGTTGAAGCCCGGTGACGTTCTGATGGAAGTCGCCTGGGCCGGCGTCAACCGTCCGGATGTTTTCCAGCGTATGGGCGTCTATCCGCCGCCGCCCGGCGCCTCGCCCGTTCTGGGGCTGGAAGCGGCCGGAACCATCGTAGAGAAAGCCAATGACGTCATGCAGTGGAACGTCGGCGATCGCGTTTGCGCCCTGGTGCCCGGCGGCGGCTACGCCGAATACTGCGCCGTTCCTGCAGTACACTGTCTGCCCATTCCGGAGGGCCTTTCTCTTTCCGAAGCGGCGGCGCTGCCCGAAAACTATTTCACAGTCTGGTCCAACGTCTTTGAACGCGGCGGCCTCAAGACCGGAGAAACCTTTCTGGCCCACGGCGGAGCAGGCGGCATCGGCTACACCGCCATTCAACTCGCCAAAGCCTTCGGCGCGAAAGTGTTCACCACCGTCACAGGCGCCGATCAAATGGCGGCCGCTAAAAGCCTCGGGGCGGACATTGTGCTGGATTACGCCGCACAGGACTGGGCCAAAGAAATTACCGGTCTGACCGCTCCACGCGGTGTCGACTGCATCCTTGATTTTGTGGGCGGCCCGTATATTCAGAAGAATTTAATGCTCCTGGCCCGCAACGGCCGTCTGGTACAAATCGCTTTTATGCAGGGCGCAAAAGTGGAACTCGACTGCCTGCCGATCTTGACAAAAAACCTGACATTTACCGGCTCCATGTTGCGCCCCCGGTCCATCGAGGAAAAAGCCGCCATTGCCCGCGCCCTTGTGCAAAACGTCTGGCCGCTTTTTGCCGCCCGGAGATTGAACGTTCTGATATCCGATATCTTTCCATTATCGGAGGTTTCCAGAGCTCATGACCTGATGGAATCGTCGGGACACATCGGGAAAATTATGCTGAAGGTTAAGGAATAAATTGCTCTCTCTTACCAGCCTGTTTTCAGGTCGGCCGGAAATACCTGATGTTCCCGACTGTCCCAATCTCGGACACTTCTGTCCCGCAGGACAAAACCGCCATCCTGTTTAAAAAAAAATTCGGCAAATATAATCGGCAATTCCAATAGATAAACCAGCAGGCACATATGGCACGCATGTTGCGTACACTCCAAAATCTGAATGTAGTCTTTACACAAAAGAACATCAAGAAATCGTCGGATTTGTTCGGGTGAAGATATCGCCATTCAAATTGATTTTCCGGAGGTCTCTCATGTTAAGAAGAATCTTGCTTCTGCGATCGGTGTTCGTACTTTTGTTCCTGGTGTCTGCGGTCGGCCTGGCTGTTTTCTCCGCATCCGTCGCCCGCGCGGCTGTTTATTATGTGTCGCCCAGTGGCAATGACAGCGACGGGGGGACTTTAAGCGCTCCCTTTAAGAGCATTGCCAAAGCCCAATCCAGGGCCTCGTCCGGCGATACGGTTTATCTGCGCGGCGGGACTTACAGCAGCTTCAGCATCATGGCCTCCGACAGCAACTATAATTACGTTCATCAGATCACGAAAAGCGGCATCACCTATGCAGCCTACTCGGGAGAAACGCCCGTTTTTAACTTTTCATCCATTACAACCGCCAAGCGTGTTGCCGCCTTCCATATCAAGGCCGGCGTAACCGGCGTGACTTTCCGGGGCTTTAAGGTCACCGGCGTTCCCGTCGGCAATCAAAAGCAGTCCGAATGCTTCCGCATCGAAGGCAACGCCGCGTTTGACCGGATGACGGCCTATAACAACGCGGCCAACGGTTTTTATTTCACGGGAGAAGGATCGGGGTCCTGTACCAACTGCGATTCCTACAACAATATCGGAACCACCGGTAACTCGCGGGGCAATACGGATTGCTTTGGCGCTCACGGCGGCAAGGTGACTTTTTACGGCTGCCGCGCCTGGAATTGCAGCGATGACGGCTTTGACGCTCTCGCTTCGACAGGGGCGGTCACGTTTGATCACTGCTGGGCGTATAATATGAATGGCGGGGGAGACTCGAACGGCTTCAAAGTTGGCGGCTGGGGAACGGCAACACCCCCCGGTTCACTGCCGGTTCACACCGTTAAATATTGTTTGTCGGCCAATAACGGCGCCAACGGCTTTTATGCCAATCACCAGCCGGGAAAGGCTGCGGACTGGACCTACAATACGGCTTATAACAACGCTGACGGCAATTTCAACATGCTGGAACGCGTCAGTCGAACCAACAGCACGGATATCTCGGGCACAAGAGAAGTGCTCCACTACAATATCGCATATACAGGGACAACGATTAAAAATGCCAATCTCCCCAGCGCCAACGTGACGAACAATTCCTGGACCATCAGCGGCGTCACTGTTTCCAGTGCCGACTTTCAGAGTTTGGATGCCTCTCAGATGACGGCGGCACGCAAATCGGACGGCAGTCTGCCGGATATTACATTTATGAAGCCGGTCAGCGGCAGCGATGTGGCCAAGCTGGGATGTTTTACGTCTTCGTCATCAACATCCTCATCGTCCTCTTCGACATCGTCTTCTTCGTCGACGTCATCGACTTCATCCGGTGCGTGGTGGACATCTTCATCGTCCACCTCTTCTTCATCATCGTCCGGTCTCTAG